TTCTTGATACCCCAATGGGTAAGATTGCATCTTCACTTCTTGATGAAGGTGTGATGCTCGGTGTTTCTTCTCGTGGTGTTGGTTCACTTAAGATGACCAATGAGGGTCACAAAATCGTCGGTGAAGATTTCATGTTAGCAACTGCTGCTGATATCGTTGCCGATCCTTCTGCACCTGATGCTTTTGTTCAGGGAATCATGGAGGGAAAAGAGTGGGTTTGGGAAGGAGGAATTCTTCGTGAACAAATCGCTGAAAGAACAAAGAATAAAATCGATTCTTTAACTGTTCAAAGAAGACTTGATGAGAAAAAGTTGGAACTTTTCAACGATTTTCTTTCAAATCTTTAATTTATAAATAAATATAGATTAATTATATTCAATCTAACACAAATGTCCGTTGGTAGCAATTTACAAGAAATGGAAAACGTAGTAACCAAAGGGGCTGCATCTGCCGAGCCAATGGTAGCTTCTGGAGCTACCGTTGTTGACTTAGGCGGTCCAACTCCTGAGAATTCAAGACCAGATGATGATTCTAACAAGCTGAAGGATCCTGCAGCATCTCTTGCTCAAGTAAGAGACGTTGTAAATGCCAAGGCTGCACGTGCTGAAGAAGCAGAAGCAGAACTCGAAGCAGATCAAGAGGTTGTTGCTGAAGAAGAGGAAGAGACCACTGATGAGGTTGTTTCCGAAGAAGAAGCAACAGAATCTGAAGAGGGTACAGAAATCGTATCCGAAGAAGAAGTATCTGAAATCGAGTATAGCATCGAAGAAGATGTTGAAGCACTTCTTGCTGGCGAAGAACTTTCTGAAGAGTTCCAAGAAAAGGCACGTACCATTTTTGAAACTGCTATCAAATCTAAGGTTTCTGAAATCAAAGAAGAGATGCAAGAGGCTTATGCACAAGCACTCGTAGAAGAAATCGACACCATTAAAGAAGGTCTTACTGAGAGACTCGACGCATACCTTGAGTATGTTGCAGACGAGTGGATTCAGGAAAATGTTCTTGCTGTTGAAGCAGGACTTAAGACTGAAATGACCGAATCATTCCTTCAAGGAATGAAGAGTCTTTTTGAAGAGCATTATGTAACCATCCCTGAAGATAGATATGATGTAATCGAGAGCATGGTAGATAAACTTGATGAAATGGAAACAAAACTCAACGAGCAAATCGAAAGAAACGTTGCTCTTAATAGAAGATTAGCTGAGTCAACTTCAGATGTAATTCTTGCCGATGTCGCTGAGGGTCTTGCACTTTCTCAGAAGGACAAACTCGCTTCTCTTGCAGAAAATGTTGAGTTTGAAAGTGAGTCAGACTATCGTGAGAAGCTGGTAACTCTTAGAGAATCATATTTCCCAAACACCAGCACTCAAAGAAGCACAACAGAAAATCTTTCAGAGGAAGTCACTTCTGAAGAGACAGAATCTCTTAATGAGTCTGTCAGTCCAGTAATGGCATCTTATCTGAATGTTCTGTCCAGATCTTCCAGAAAGTGAATTCTAGATTATAAATCAAACAACAACAAACTGTTCAAAGAGGTTTAATTCAAATGCAGATGTACAACACAGAGTACCTGCAGGAGAAGTGGGCACCCATCCTCGACTATGATGGTCTTGATCCAATCAAAGACGCTCATCGTAGATCGGTAACCGCTATCCTGCTCGAAAACCAAGAGAAAGAACTCCGTGAGGAAAGATCATTCCTCTCCGAGGCACCAACCGTTAATACAGGTACTAACGGTTCCGCTGCAGGTTTCTCCGCTAACGCCGCTGACGCTGGTCCTGTAGCTGGTTTCGACCCCGTTCTGATCTCCCTGATCAGACGCTCCATGCCTAACCTGGTCGCTTATGACCTCGCAGGCGTTCAACCAATGAACGGTCCTACTGGACTCATCTTCGCAATGCGTTCACGCTACACCAACCAGAGTGGCGACGAGGCATTCTTCAACGAAGTCGATTCTGCGTTCTCTGGTCAGTCCGCATCCTTCAACAGCACCCAAGGATGGACTGATGGTGCAGTTGGTTTAGGTACCACCGCACAGTCAGGTTCTAACCCCGCAGCACTCGACCCAACATTCCCACAAACTGGCGACGCTACCACCTATAACGTAGGTCAGGGTATGCGTACCGACCAGGCAGAAGGTCTGGGCGACAACACAGGTGCCTTCAACGAGATGGCATTCTCGATCGAGAAGGTCACCGTTACTGCCAAGTCAAGAGCTCTGAAAGCCGAGTATTCATTAGAACTCGCTCAGGACCTCAAGGCGATCCACGGTCTGAATGCAGAAGCTGAGTTGGCAAACATTCTGTCAACTGAGATTCTCGCTGAAATCAACCGCGAAGTCATCCGTACCATCTATAACGTTGCTGAGCCTGGTGCACAGACCAACGTTGCTAACAACGGTACTTTCGACCTCGACGTTGACTCCAACGGACGCTGGAGCGTTGAGAAGTTCAAGGGTCTTATCTTCCAAATCGAGCGCGACGCTAACGCAATCGCAACCAGAACTCGTCGCGGGAAGGGCAACATGATCATGTGCTCTGCTGACGTTGCTTCAGCACTGACCATGGCTGGTGTTCTCGACTACACCCCTGCACTCAATGCTAACCTGAACGTTGATGACACTGGCAACACCTTTGCTGGTATCCTCCAAGGTAAGTATCGCGTATACATCGACCCATATGCTGGTGGTTTCAACCCTGGCGCTAACGGTGGTCAGTACTACGTTGTTGGTTATAAGGGTTCTTCACCTTATGACGCAGGTCTCTTCTACTGCCCATATGTACCTCTGCAGATGGTACGTGCAGTTGGTCAGGACACCTTCCAGCCCAAGATTGGCTTCAAGACCCGTTATGGTATTGTCGCCAACCCATTCGCAGAAGGCGATGTCACCAACCAAGGTCTTGGTCGCCTTGCCAGAAACGGCAACCGCTACTACAGAAGAGTCAAGGTTCAAAACCTCATGTGAGTTCTGTTCACGACTTTCACAAGACCTCTCGAAAGAGAGGTCTTTTTTTTATCTAAATATAATTACAGTAATACTTTGAAAGATGAAGCCCACCCCAAAAGAAGCAAAGGTAATCCATGAGCACTACGAAAGGGTAGTAGATCATCTTATGGATGAAGGGTATGCAAATACCAGAGAAAATGCCGAAAAGATTATCAGCGGCATGAGCGAAGAATGGTATAGTTTAATTGTAAAGTGATAGCGCATGGCATGTAATTTTCCAAATCAGATAACGAATCGCAATTTCTTATCTGCATCTGGTTTTAAATTTACTCTGGCAAAGTATCCAAAAATTGATTTCTTTTCGAATACTGCTAGAATACCAGAAATCAATCTGGCGACTTCAATTCAACCTTCATATTTGAAGGACATTGATGTTCCTGGAGAAAAATTAACGTATGGGGATTTATCGTTAAGATTTCTTGTGGACGAAAATATGGAAAATTATCTTGCCGTTTACAATTGGTTAACTGGACTTGGATTTCCAGAAACCGCGCAGCAATATAAATCTTTGACTACCGATGATACTGGTGCAAGAGATGGAAAAGAAGCATTCAGCGATGGTACTCTTAGAATTCTAAACAGTAACTTTAGAGAAGTTGCAAAAGTTAAGTTCTTAGATTTGTTTCCAGTATCATTGAGTTCTTTGGAATTTGATTCCACCATAACTGATGTCCAGTACTTTACAGCAGAGGTCAGTTTCAAGTATACTATATACGAATTAACCAGTTCTATGTAATTATGAACCTTGATGAAATTCAGGAGATGTGGCAGAGAGATTCTGTTATTGATCCTGACAACTTACACGATGAATCAATAAAAATTCCACAACTACACTCAAAGTATTATACCATATACAATACAATCACTCTATTAAAAGAAAGAGCAAGGGAGTCATATAATAGAGTCAAACTTGAAAGGTACAATTACTACACTGGAAAAGCGTCAGCAGAGGTTTATGAGCAAGAACCATTTCCTTATAAGGTTAGAGACAAAGACGCCTTACAGAGGCATATGGACGCCGATGAGAAACTCAATAAGATTGATGTAAAGATTCGATATTATGATGTGATGTTGAGATTTCTAGAAGAAATTATAAAATGCATATCTAATAGAACCTTCCAAATCAAGAACGCCATTGAATGGCATCGCTTCCAAGCAGGTTTTAACTGAGTCAATAAATACCCATAGGTGAAACTTATGGGTTATGTCTCATTTGATTATATCAAAAAAGAACGAAGTATATCTTCAGGTAAAAGCAGAACCACACGTCTACTACGAACTAGCAGATCAGTTCACATTTGAGGTTCCTGGCGCAAAGTTTATGCCCCAGTATCGTAGTAAGTACTGGGACGGAAAAATACGTTTGTTTAATACCCAGACTGGTGAGATATATGTCGGGTTGTTAGATAAACTCACAAAGTTCTGTGAGGATCACGAATACACCTATGAGTTTGCTAATAACAAATTCTATGGTCTTCCTTTTGAGGTTAATGACTTCATCTCAAAGGAAGGTGTCAAGGATTATATGAATGCTATTTGCAAGTATTCTCCCCGCGAGTACCAAGTAGAGGGAGTATACGACGCCCTAAGACATAATAGAAAGTTGTTGATATCCCCAACTGCTTCTGGAAAGTCTCTGATGATATACTCTCTTGTGAGATATTACGTTGAGAAAGGACAAAATATTCTGATAGTCGTTCCGACGACTTCCCTAGTAGAACAGATGTATAAAGACTTTGCAGACTATGGCTGGGACGTTGGTTCATATTGCCACAAAATATATGCGGGAAAAGAAAGAGAGACTGACTCACAGGTGATTATCACCACCTGGCAGTCCATCTACAAACTACCCCGCAAATACTTTTCAAGATTTAATGTGGTCGTTGGAGATGAGGCACACCAGTTTAAGTCTAAGTCTCTAATATCTATAATGGGAAAACTTTCAGATGCGAAATACAGATTTGGTTTTACAGGCACTCTTGATGGAACTCAAACTCATAAATGGGTATTGGAGGGCTTATTCGGTCCTTCATATAAAATCATCAGAACAGAAGAACTGATGAAGAAGGGGCACGTTGCCAAACTAGACATCAACGTGCTTCTATTGAAACACTCACCACA